ATGCTAAAGGCTGATGGCTTAGATGATGCGATCATTGGTGTTACGGAAAGGTGTGGGGATCCCAGACTTATCGCTTACGACTGTGGAAAAATTATTAGAATTTTCATGCAGCGAGATGGGATGACCGAAGAAGACGCAATGGAGTTCTTATCATATAATGTCACTGGTGCGTACATGGGAGAGGGCACACCAATATTTGTATGGCCTCAAAGTATAGAAGATATAAACGCGAGCGATGGATGATGAGTAAGACTATTAGCTCGTGCTTAATAACTAGAGGGGTGGGGGGTACGTCAACCTCCGCGATCTCTACCCTGTGGAAGACGGGTACAGGATAAGACAATTCATCCAGAGAGTTTCTTGTGATAATGCTGCCAGTGTGATAGCCAGAAAGGACTATTATATACACGAGAAAGGGGGGGTGAGTTATGCTAGTGGCTCTGTTCATCAAGATCGCCAGCATCATCCAGCACCTTGGCCGCAAATCCACATGGGAGGCTCGCCTAGACTGGTCTTATTTTGCTATGGTCTTGCTGCTGGTGTTGGTGCTTCTGCTTGGGGATGGCGGGAGATGAGATACTGGGGTACGATCATGGTTATGTCTGGGGCGCTGTTGCTCTGCGGCTCATATCCTTCGCTCGCGGCAGATACTGTCACCTCCTCGACTGTCAGCAGCAGCACGGTGGTTGATAAGACTCCGCCAACTGCAAATTCCCCCTCGATAGTTATCAATAATAACGACATCTGCCAAGTTGGGGCGAGTGCCGCGATTCAGCTTCCTGGGATAGGACTATCTGCGGGGGCAACTCGTGGGGAGGAGAATTGTGAGCTAATTAAATTAGCCAGGTCTGTCTTTGGCATGGGCTTGAAGGTCGCGGGCATTGCTCTGCTCTGCACCGATCACAGGGTGTGGGATGGTCTATGGATGGCTGGCTCACCCTGCCCCTATCTTGGAGAGATAGGTGATGAGGCAAAGAAATTATGGTTAGCCAACCCGGATCGCGCCCCAGCAGGTTCAATGATCCGGGTTGCCACCCCCGCAAAGCCACATCCGGGGCGAACGACCTTCAAACAGAGAAGTAATAAATGAACTGGTGCCTAGTGATAATGCTGGCTCTCGTTTTGTCCAGCGCCAGAGCGGAGACAATCACTACGGGTAATGTCCTCCAAGAGATGGATACCTTTACAACCACCGGAGCTACCTCGTCCTCCAGTAGTGACTCAGGCTGCACAGATGGGGAATTTTGTACCGGCGATTCTACCGCTGGGGGAGGCACGTACACATCACAGAGCTTCAACGTACCCCTGACGCTTTCAGAGATACAAAGAGGCTTCGAGATGAATAGTGCCGTGACGATTGACAGTCACCAGTCGAACTCGTACCTGAGCACCTGTGGTACAGTAAACCAGCCCAACGACTGTCGGGACTTGTTTGCGCTGGGCATTACGCTCTTTGAGGGCGGTCAGGCGTCACAGTCGTTCAGTCATGAGGTTGAGCTTGACTTCGCCAATGAGCAATCGTTCTCGTTCACCGATGTAGTGGGTCCAAACAGCTTAGGGCTGCTGACCGCAACCCTATCAATGTGGGGCGTGGATGCGGGCTATCACTCTAGCTTCTTCGGGCCAAAGTTCTCTGATCCGTCGCTGACTTTCACTTACGATGATCTTCTGGAGCAGCAGATACTGGAGCAGATCGTTTTGAATGATGTCGTGGCAGCAACAACCACAATGACGGATGTTTTTGTGCCTCCTCCCCTGGTAGAATTTCAACAGCTCGCCCCTACAACAACTACAGCACCTATGGTGGCTGACTTCGTGGAACAACCAAGTGAACCGCCGCCGCCTCAGCTTGAAACCATGATGATGGATATTCCACCCCCGCCACAGGCGCAACAACAAGAGGCGCAGGCTGCGGCAGACATCGAGGCGCAGATTGAAACACAGACCCCAGAGCCAGAACAGGCTGCACCGGAACCAGAGCCCGAGCCCGAACAGGCAGAGGCTGAACCCGATGAGGCAGAGGCTGAACCCAATGAGGCAGAGGCTGAACCCAATGAGGCAGAGGCTGAACCCAATGAGGCAGAGGCTGAACCCGAACAGGCAGAGGCTGAACCCGATGAGGCTGAACCCAATGAGGCAGAGGTCGACGCCCCAGTTCGCCCAGTCGAGTCCAAACCTAAAACCCGCCATGAGAAAATAAAGAGTGCCGCGCAAAAGACCGTTGCCAAAATAGCGCCCAGCCAGCGTTACTCGGAGGCTAACCAGACTACCATCGTGGTGGCGATGTCGCTGATCTCACCGAAGATCATATCCCCAAGAGGAACCCCAACAGACCCCCCAGGCTTCTTTGTTCAGGGGACCGTGCCCGATGGACCGTCGATGGAGGACGCTATGCAGAACTACGTTGTCTTTGCCCGCGAGAACAGTGCCTACGAAGCGTTTACACAGATTCAGTGGGAAGATTAAATGGAAATAGATGTTGCTGGCGTAAAATTCAGAGGCGGCAAGATGGCCGCTATATTCATGGGGCTGACCTCGGCTTTAGCCGGTCTATACGGTGCCTTTGAGTTTTGGACTGATTACAAGTCTTTGAGGCAGACTGTGGTATCCTACAAAGCCCCTGATCTGAGTGGCTTTGACAAACGTATAGACGTGATGCGGGCCGAGACAGTTACCCTTCGGGAGGATATGGAGTCTCTTCGCACTCGTGTCCTTGAGGTTCAAGACATTACCCGCGACACGAAGAGCGATGTCCGTGACGACGCGACCCAAATATACTCCCAGCTATCTGCCGTGGACAAACGGTCAAGATCCACCGATGTGGCCACCAGGAATGCCCTTCGTGTGGCGGAGCAGAATATTAGGTCCATCATTGACTTGGCTTCCGCTAGGTTTGAGGGCAAGATAGGTGCTGTGGATACCAAGCTGGATAAGCTTGAGACTAACCTCGACAAGAAACTCCAGCAGGCCCTCGATAACCCGCTGCTGAAATAAGGACCATCGGCAGATGAAATTCTGGACTACATGGGAATGCAGGCAATTGTACCTCGACTGGCAGCGGGGTGTGCCACTGGAGACTATTTGCTTGGAGTTGGGGAGGACTACGCACTCTGTCCGGCAGAAGCTGAAAGAGGCAGGTGTACTCCGTAGCGGGCATCGCCCGAACTCGTTTAGCACTGAATAGAACCCCGCTAGAAAAGGAAACCATCATGGCATTCAAACTATCAAAAAGGTCTACATCTAACTTGGAGGGGGTGCATCCGAAATTGGCTCGGACTGTCTTTCTGGCGCTGACGGTATACGCAGTCCACGACTTCGGTGTGACATGCGGCGTTCGTGATCTTGCCACCCAGAAACGTCTTCTTAGTTCTGGTGCCACCCAGACCCTGCGCAGCAAACACCTGATACAAGAAGATGGCTATAGCCACGCGGTTGACTTGGTTTGCTATGACGGCGGTGTTCGCTGGGAGATGCCCTATTATGTCCAGACCGCCGAGGCGATGCGGATGGCAGCGCGGCAGGTTGGCTTGGGGTTGACATGGGGTGCCTGCTGGAGCGCCGGGGACTACTGTGAATCTGATGACGATTGCCAGGATATGATGGAGGATTATATCACCCTACGGCGGCAAGCCGGAAGGAATCCCTTTCTGGATGGGCCACACTGGCAGATAGCATCGGTTTAATTGGCTCTTTGTCTTGTTCCAGCAGCAGGGGGAGGCTCGACATCCATTATATCTCGTCTCTGGGTAAGGTCTGCACGCAAGTGAGCGAAGCCGACTTGACCGTGAGGCCGGTGGTAGGGAACTCCAATTTGTAAGACCACAGCTCTAGCTGGCGGCGATGAAGAGCGATATGACGCATACAAGAATCTAGCGTTGCGAAGCGCAGTTCTTCAACACCTCTCGCTTCGACAGTGACCACCACTGGGCCTGGGAAGTTAGCCAAGAATATGAAAACGGCTACCGCAAACATGGAGCTATATCTTCCCCGCGATGAATGGCGTCTAGGTCGTATCCCATAGCACCCAGAAGCATCTCTAACTTGAATACGCTTGGCTCGCGTATCTTCCTCCGCTCGTAGTTCTCTATGGTAGAGCAGCCCACCCCTGACAGCGCGGAGAGTTCCAGCCGAGTAAGACCGGCCTCTCTACGCATCTGGGTCAGTATCATCGACCAGCTACCATTGTGTGAGATCATAGATCAATGCTTGTAAGAGTTTCCTCTGTTCCTATGTACATCATCTAAATCTATTTCACCAGTCTCAATGTCGTCCCCATCGTCGGAGGGGGGAGGCCCAAAGGGTCCGATCTCAGGAGCGCACTGGGCAACAATACCAAGATAACCTACCATCATCGACGATAACAAAAAGATGACGCCGGGGAGTCCAAGCTCAGACCCCCCTTCCTCTATAGCTACCCTGAACAACGCCATAGCCTTATAACGTGGGGTAATATTGGTTTCCTCCTCGGCTACATGGAGGAGAGTCTGGTAAAACGGCTCGGGGTCAGGTGTATCCGTCATGATGCGGTCGTCCATTCGGATTCCCTCAGACCAGCATCATTAGCCCCCCCAGTTGCATAAGATCTACGAAGGTCACTGTCGGAGGGACTCTGGTTGGCAATATTTACCAGAAAGGCGATCTGCTGGGCGGGCGAGCGTTGGTTCTTCGCCGCTAGACGTAAGAGCTTTTCCCAAGTCGGCACAGGGACGGCTACGGATTTGTATTTACGAATATCAGGCATAATTATAGTCCTCGTTGTATGTGACTCAGGTGAGCCACTTCTTTAATTCTTCTCCCATCACCATGCTGGCGATGTCCATTTTGGATCGTAGCGCCTTGACGATCCGTTCGTCGATGGTCTTTGGTGCGATGAGGTCAATATAATTAACGGTGTTGGATTGACCTATCCGATGGGCGCGGTCCTCGGATTGCATTCTCGTGGCCAAGTCAAAACTATTCGCAAAATATATAACTGTGCGTGCAGAGGTTAGCGTTATACCAAAGCCCCCGGTCTGTGGGTTCGATACAAAGAATCGGGACGATCCGTTCTGGAAGGAGTCGATTGCTCGTCCTCGTTCGTCATCGGTGGTGTCTCCGAAATACGTTACAACACTCTCAGTGCCGTATATCTTGGCGATTTCCGCGTGGATACGTTTAATGTCGTAGCGGAATCTGGACCATATTATGACTTTACCTGCGGACTCGGCCAAGCAGCTCATCAGCTCCCCCAGCCGGTTGTCCTGAATCTCACTAATGTCTCCCGCGTCAGACTTAACGTGTCCTGATAGAACCTGCTGCATCCTCACGAGCTGGGTCATTACAGAAGCCGCAGTCATAAATTCTTCATCATCGAGACGAGCGAGCGCGTAATCCCTAAGTTCGTTGTATATCCGGTTTTGTTCAGGTGTCAGGCTGACCTCACGGACGGAGTATACTTTCGGTGGGAGGTCTAGGCATTCGTCCTTTGTTATCCGTGACGAGAAATTCTTTAAGAGGACACCAAGCTCTTCCAGGTTCTGATAGCCAACGACTCGATTGAAAGAGTGAGCGCCAAATTGCTGCCGCCGAATCACTGCGTACCGCGCTTGGAACTGGAAAAAATTAGACCCACAATCTCCGAGTAACGACTCGTCCATAAATTTACATTGGGACCATAAGTCCATCGGTGATTGGGTGACGGGAAAACCCGTCAGAATGCGCCGGTATCTAGCCAGATTAGCCACCTTAATTATCGCTTTAGTGCGTGCGGCTTTCGGTGATTTGATGGAGGTGGATTCATCCACAGCTAGAAGTGACTCTGAAGACTCTAGCATCGCCGTCAGATAGCGTAGTCCCTTGCCCGTGGACAAGGATTCAACATTCATAACAAGTACCCGCAAAGAGTGGCTAGGCTTCAATAAATTATTGAGGGCACGCTTTTCACTTTTATTCGCTCCCGACCTCCACAAACACATCTCCATATTTATTCGGTCGGGCATATGCGCTGGGATCTCGATTGACACCCAATTTCGGTAGACTCCTTTGGGTGCAATAATTATTAAGGCGTCTATCTTGCCTTGCTCAAACAGCGCGGCTGCATTATCAATACAGACTTTTGATTTCCCTGTGCCCATTTCCAAAAAATAGGCCCAGTTAACCTTATCCCACGACCGCTGTAGCACATCGAGTTGATGGTGATAGGGCTTAGTCTTGTATATATAATTTTCCATCTTAGGAGGTATATAGCAAAGTTTTATCCCATTAGCAATAGACATCTGCGACTTAACCGTGCTAGACAATGCGTTACCAGAGATGGTTTACGAAGAAAATACATATACACTGAGGAGTAATAATGACCCAAAATACCGAGCAGATACACACTACCAGAAATGTCCACAGAGAGCGCATGGACGATTGGAGAGTGGCATGAGGGACGATATATGGGATGCTATTGACGCTGATGCTGAATCCTTCAGCAAGGTAACTACCGAAGGTGGATCATCATTAAGTGTATTGTGCGGAGATTGGTTGGAATCCATTAGAGAAGTAGAGCGTCTTGAGGGGGAGATAAAGAAGGCCAAGGATCGGCGGGACGGATTTTCCCACGATAAGGTTCCTTTTGCGTTGGCAGAGATGGGCCTGAAGCAAGTTGTAGTGGGTTCAAATAAGATAACTTTATCGTCCTATGTTGGTGGAACGATGCCGAAGGACCCGGTGTTGAAGCGGTTAGCCCTAGAGCACCTTCGTGACATAGGATGCGGTGATGTTATAAAGACGGTTGTTACCAACTCGTTTGGCCTTGGCCAAGACAACGAAGCGGGGGCCTTTATTGCTGATTGCGAGTCCAGAGGCGCTTCCCCGCAAGTAAGTACAACAGTGGCACCCTCAACTCTTAAACGCACCCTCCGAGAGAAGTTGGAAGACCCTGGACGGGAACCACTAAACCTAGAGCTATTTAATGGAACAGTTGGAACTTTAGCAAGAATGACAGGAGAATGAATATGATAAAACCTAATGGCCAAGTGCCAAAAGACCTAGCAGAAGCATTTGAGGCGGACGCTGGTATGGGTCTTGAGAATATAACGAGTAGTGATCTGCAAATACCTTTTCTGCGGATTATTCAAGCGTTGAGTCCACAGTTAAAGAAGAGTGACCCTTTGTACATTGAGAGCGCGAGCCAAGGTGACATTATTAATACCGTCACGAACAAGGTTTGGGCTGCCAACGAGGGGGTGGTTGTGCTGCCGGTACACTTTATTATGAAGTTCTTGGAGTTTGTTCCTAGATCATCAGGTGGCGGTTTTGTTCAAGAGTTGCGGAAAGAAGACGATGCAGTGGTCAAATCCGTCCGAGATAGAGAGACGGGAATGGAAATACTCCCATCGGGCAATGAACTCGTCAGAACTGCCCATCATTACGTTAAGATAGTCCACGAGGACGGTGAGCTGGAGAGTGCTGTTGTAGATATGAAGAAGACCCAGCTCAAGACTTCTAGGAAATGGCTGACTGTCATAGGAATGCAGAAAGGACCGTCCTTCTTTAGTACCTATACGTTGAGTTCCGTTGAGGGTGGTAATGACAAGGGTAGTTGGTACTCGTGGCTAGTTAAGCAAGGGGGTATAATTAGCGGTATGGCCGATTATAATGAATGCAGAGAGTTTCATGGCACCATCAGAAAGGGTGAGGCACTAAGCCCGCCTACCCCACCTGATGGTGCTCTTGAAGACCAGACCTCCGACGAAGTGCCGTTCTAAGAAGGTCTGCGGCTCCCACACCGGCAGGCGTGGGAGCCACTTGCATCATGGAAAACCCATCAGTGAGATTCCTCCACTTGTTTGAAGGATATAGCAAGGCGCACGGTCAGACGGCTGTGCAAACGAACGCTCGGCGTGGGAAAACCCAAGCCGATTACAAGATCGTCCGAGAGCCATTGACCGTGGACGACGTTCAGGGTCATCTCGATGGTACGATTGGCGTTGGGTCAATCCCCATCGACGAGACTAGCAGGTGCAGCTTCGGTGCTCTGGACATTGATGATTACACCTGCGATCTACCCGCACTACTGGCGAAGGTGAAAAGGTTTAAACTTCCCCTAATCGTATGCAGATCCAAGAGCGGTGGGGCGCATTTATTCTTGTTCTTGACCGAGAAAGTTCCAGCAGTTGAGATACGCGACAAGCTCGCAGAATTTAGCGCCCTCTTGGGTTGGGGGAATTGCGAGATATTCCCTAAACAGGAGAGTGTCAGGGCTGATCGCGGGGACATTGGTAACTTCATTAACCTGCCTTATCAGAACTCGGCTTATACCACCCGATACGCCTTGGCAGATGATGGGGACGCCCTAAGTCTTGAGCAATTCTTGGACTTGGCGGAGGGAAACAGCATATCTGGGGACGATCTTGATGCTATATCTCTGGGGGCAGAGGATGCCATCTTACCTGACGGACCTCCTTGTTGTCAGCAGCTAACGAGGTTTGGCATTCCAGAGGGCGGGCGGAATAGCACCCTTCTGAACATAGGAATCTATTATAAGAAATCTTCCCCTGAAGAATGGAAAACGCTTCTGGAGTCGCATAACCAGAGGCATTGCACCCCGCCGCTACCCGCCGCCGAGGTGGTGCAAATTGAAGAACAGTTGCAGAAGAAAGAGTATTTCTACACCTGTAAGCAAGAGCCACTTCGTAGTCACTGTAACAAGACCTTGTGCCGCCAGCGCCGGTTTGGCATTGGGTCGGGGGACGCCCACCCGGTGGTTGGCGGGCTGACCGTAGTGCAGTCCGAACCCCCAGTCTGGTTTGTTAATGTAGATGGATCGAGAATAGAACTTTCCACGAAACAGCTTCAAATGCAGGTCGAATTTCAGAGAGCCTGCATGGAGCAGCTCTATAAGATGCCCGCCAAGATGAAAGAGGCCGACTGGAGAGATCTCATACATTCGATTATGGTGGAGGCCACAAGGATAGAAGTACCTGACGAGCTAACCCAGAAGGGGTTGTTTGTGGAGCTGTTGGAGTCGTTCTGCACCTCGCGGATCGCAGCGCACAGCGCCGAGGAACTCTTCACCGGGAAGCCATGGACGGAGAAGGGACTAACCTACTTTAAGCTAGGCGCTCTACAGGATTTCCTGAAGAGGAACAACTTCCTGCAATATACGAGAGGGCAGATCACGGAGAGACTTAAAGAGATTAATACTATGTGTCCAGCTAACCAAATATTTTCAGTCAAGGATAATGCGGACAACTGGAGGCGAGTGCGTGTTTGGTGCGTACCGGAGATGTCTAGGATGGAGGTCGAGATACCTGAGAAGAAGTATACTGGCGATGAGCCCCCCTTCTGATGGATGCGGGGGCGTGTTGGGTAGAGTGCCCATGGTGCGGAAAGGCAGTTTCGGACAATGCAATGCGAGACAATACTAGGTCCACCAGGGACAGGGAAGACACAAACTAACTCCAACCGTATACGAGATTGCATAGAGGAGGGCATTGATCCCGACAAGATAGCTTGCGTTTCGTTCACTCGTAAGGCTGTCAAGGAGAGCCGTGATCGAGTAGTGAGCGACTGGAACATTGACGAGGGGGACATGCCCTTCTTCCAGACCCTACATGCCATGGCCTACAGATCAGGGGGATACAGTTCTAGCGACGTAATGGGATCGGCGGACCTGAAGAAAGTGGGGAATGATACGGGCATTCTGTTTGGGTCAGGAGTGTCAGGGGTGGAGTCTGATTTTGACACACTGGGAGCCACTAAGGGGGACAGCTACATGGGTATGTATCACTTGGCCCGCAGCAAGATGATACCCTTGGAAGAAGCCTACCGGAGGCAGGGGAACCACAAGCTGAACTACACCGAGATGAAACATTTGGTGAGGGCTTACGAGAACTACAAGACGGCGCACCACAAGATAGACTTTACAGACATGATCGAAAACTTCGTAAGGTCTGACCACTGCCCCGACATAGAGGCTTTGTTTGTGGACGAAGCGCAGGATCTCTCCACCCTTCAGTGGTCCATGATCGACGTGCTACGGCGCAATCCGCGAATACAGGTATTTACGGGGGATGATGACCAAGCTATTATGAGCTTCCAGGGCGCTGATGTTGGTGCCTTCCTGAGCGCCACTGAGAAGAAAACCGTCCTTAGCCAGTCCTACCGTGTACCGGGATCTGTGTGGGCAACGGCGCAGGGTATTGTTACCCAAGTAGCCAACAGGGCACCTAAGAAGTGGTCGCCACGAGACGAGGAGGGTAGTGTCCGCTACCACAATGTTCTCCATGACATTCCTCTTGGGGAGGGGGACTGGTGCCTGATGGCACGAACAAACCGCATAGCATCGTACTATGCGGAGGAGCTGCGAAGCGAGGGGTGGGTCTATAGCCGCAAGGGATCACCCAGCATAGACCTCAAGACGTATGAGGCCATTATGGATTGGGAATCCTGGTGCAAGGGGGGTTATCTACAGCGGGGGAAGATTAGAAACATATACTCCTTTATGATAACTGGGAAGGGATTCAAGAAGGGTCATGGTCCGAGGTCCAGTGCCTTTGCTACGCTGGACAAGGAGGTCCATAATATGGATTACGCCACAGAAAATATGGGCCTCTTGATTGACGGTTCTGTACGGTGGCACGTGGCACTTGGCAAGATTGATTTAGATACGAAGAATTATGTCCTAAACGCACTTAGACGGGGGGACAACGTCAAGAGTCCGCGTATCAAGGTGAGCACAATACACTCCATGAAGGGTGGAGAGTCGGACAATGTTATTATAGCCCCTGACCTATCCTACGCTGCCCATAAGGAGTACCGTCATGACCCAGATACGGAGCACAGGGTGTTCTATGTGGCCGCCACGAGAGCCAAGAAGGCACTGCATATTCTTAACCCGCAAACGTACAGGTATTATGACCTATGAAACCTCAAGATATTCTAACCGAGGCTGCTTCCCTTGTGTCTGGGGATCGCGCTGTGTCCCACGGGGATTTTGTTGACCAGCATAAGAGGATAGCCAAACTATGGGGCACCTATCTGGGGACGGAGGTAACTCCGGCTAATGTGGCCTTCTGCATGGTCCTCCTGAAGGTATCCAGAGAGGAGCACGGGGCACCTAACCCTGACGACGGTGTAGATGCTTCGGCGTATACCGCGCTGTGGGCTGCGTTGGCACAGCAGAATGCGTGAAGACTTATTCGATGAGAAGGTCTGGTATCCGCCCGACCATTTGCCTGATCTCTCTAGGGAGAAGATCATCGCTGTGGACGTGGAGACCCGCGACCCTCACCTGCGAGACTTGGGACCGGGATGGACGCGAAGCGACGGGGAACTGATTGGAATAGCGGTTGCTTCCTCAGAGTGGAGTGCCTATCTGCCTATTGCCCATGAGGGCGGAGGGAACATGGCCAAGAATGTCGTTGTTTCATGGCTCCAAGACCAACTTAACCACGGGATGTCTGTGGTATTTCATAACGCGCAGTACGACCTTGGGTGGCTGCTATCCGAGGGTATCGAGGTAAAGGGAAAGATTCTTGATACGATGGCGGCGGCTCCAATACTGGATGAGAACAGATTCAGTTATTCGCTAAACGCTCTGGGATCGACGTATTTGGGGGAAAGGAAGAAAGAGGAAGATCTGAAGCGGGCGGCGAGCCAGCACGGAGTAGACGCAAAGTCAGAGATGTGGAAGCTTCCTGCGGAGCGGGTTGCCTTCTATGCAGAGGGTGACGCGACGTTAACCTTGAGACTGTGGCATAAGCTCCATGAGAGAATACTTGCCGACAACTGCGGTCAGATACTGGAGATGGAGCTATCGTTATTGCCACTGGTCTTCGAGATGAAGAGAAGGGGCGTTAAGATAGATTTGGACAAGGCCGAGCAGACGAAGGCTTATCTATTGTCCAAGGAGAACCAGCTTCTGAAAGAGCTATACGACGAGACAGGTGTGTCCATAGAGCCCTGGAATGCACAGAGTCTCGCCAAGGCATTCGATAAGCTCGGCCTGACCTACCAGAGAACGGAGAAGTCAGAAGCCCCCAGCTTCACCAAGCATTTCCTGAAGACACATGACCATCCGGTGGCGAAGAAGATTCTGGAGATCAGGGAATACAACAAGGCCAATACGACCTTCGTCGATACAATCCTTGGCCACCAGCACAACGGTCGTATCCACTGCCAATTTAACCAGTTGCGTTCCGATGAGGGCGGAACGGTGTCTGGAAGATTCTCGTCAAGTCACCCTAATCTACAGCAGGTTCCCTCCCGGCATCCAGAGATCAAGGGGCTAATTAGAGGGTTATTCCTGCCGGAGGATGGCTGCCGGTGGGGAAGCTTTGACTATAGCTCTCAGGAGCCTAGATGGCTGATGCACTACGCCTCTCTAGCTCCCGCAACGAGGGACAATGAGCGGGTGTTGGAGATTGTGCAACAATATCAGGACTCTGATGTTGATTTTCACCAGATCATGGCGGACATAGCTGGGGTGGACAGGTATCAGGCCAAGGTTATTAACCTTGGCACAATGTACGGCATGGGGGTGGGTAAACTGGCGCAGACCTTGGGGGATATTCCATTCGAGTCGGCCAAGGAGATACGTCGAGAGTATGACGAGAAAGTTCCTTTCATCAGGACGCTGGCGTCATCAGTCATGTCTGCCGCGTCTAACCGTCGAGAGGTGAGGACTCTGCTCGGTAGGAAGTGTAGATTCCCAATGCGGGAGCCACGAGGATTCTCACGGGAATCCAAGACCATCCTCCACGCAGATAAGCTAGAGGAGCAGTGGAACGAGATACTGAGTCTCCCGTTGGAAGAACGTGAGGCGAAGTGGCACGAAAAGAATCCTGAGAGGTTTCAAGTGGCCTTTGTATATAAGGCGCTCAACAGGCTAATACAGGCTTCTGCGGCGGATCAGACCAAGAAGGCTATGCAGGATTGCATCGACCGTGGTCATTGGCCCATGCTCACGGTTCACGATGAGCTGTGCTTCTCGATAGAGAGCGATGATCAGGTCTCCGAGATCAAGAACTTGATGGAGACCTGCGTCCCAGATATGAGAATACCCTCCAGAATAGATGTAGGTCTGGGGGACAACTGGGGGTTGGCGAAGTAGTCCTACCGCGAGAGGGTCGATCTACGTTTAGCAGCTCTCATTTAGCCATCTCCCCCTGACAGCAGTCCCCGTCAGTCACGCATTTGCAATCGGCGCACTGGTAGTGTCCATGAACAAAGGTCTTAGGCTTATCGCAGCCACAACTAGGACATCGGAGATGCCCCCCGTAATTTCCTCTCCTCGGCTTCTCGGAGTTGTTCTGACATGACACTCTGTTGACCATAAGACCCACTCCTAATAAGATTTGACCACCCCGCCCCGAATACATCCTCTAAATCCATAAGCGACCGAATGGACTCGGCCAGACCCGTCTTGGTAGGCTCAACGATGCCATCATCAACCATTCTTTGGGCCTCTCGCAGTTGCGCATCGGGGCCTAGCCTATACCCTAGTTTCCGTGCTGGTCGGGTGGCTACCTTATAGTACCACGGGCTTCTCAGCACAGCCGCTAGTGCTTTCAATCCAGCATAAGTGCCCGACGTAGAAAGTGGGTCAAGAAAGAACGCCCCAAACATCAACGACTTGGCCATAGCCGCAGCCGTTAGGGCAGCCTTTCCCTGGGCTTCTTTCCCCGACAATTGAGCAATATTCTTTGCCAGGTTATCTGCGTTAGCTACAAATTCTGTGCCCCACAACGCCGTAGCCTTGTCCCTCCCAAAGTTAGTTATTGCCTTCTTTACTTCCTTGGCCATCTTTCCGTCAGTCACGGCCTTGATAAAATCTGGGGAGAGCGATTCTTGGTAAACTCCAGAGGCATCCATCGTCCTTACGGTGGATGATATTGGGTCGCCAATAGAGCTTATTAGCTTAGCCAGTGCTCGGTCTTTAACATCTTCCATGGCCGGAGATTCAGCGCCTAATACCTTACCGGCCATACGGATGGTGTCAGTATTGACCATGACCATTCCCATTACCTTATCTGCCTCCCCTGATTCTACTGCCTTCGTAAGATTTCCGCGAAACAAGTTTATGGTTGCTCCCGTTAACTCTGTCTGCTTTGTCGTCAACTCTTCGAATTCCTTAACCATCTCCGCTACAGGTAATTTGCTCTCCAGTACCTCTTTTAGAAATTTTCCTGAGGAAGCATCAACC